GTCAACGAAGAGACCGGAGAGGTCGAAGAGTGGAGTGTGGCGCGTGAATTTTTTATATCTAGCCGTCGTCCGGGCATTGGCGCGGCTTGGTATGAGAGGTTTAAGGCTGATGCCTTCCCTTCGGGTTTTGTGGTTTTGGACGGGAGCAAGAAATCTGTTCCGGATTTCTATAGGCGCCGGTTGCTGGCGTCCGACCCGTTACTGGCTTTGTCTGTTGGACATGAAAGGAGGTTGAAAGGTCGGGCCGCGGCTGCGGGTCCCGACGGTGGTGATGCTCGGCTTCTCGAGCGTCTTGAATATCGAACATTGGTCAATGAGCGCTTCGAGCGCGATCCAGAAAGGTGAGAGAGATGATTCTGAAAGTTTTTAGCCTCCTTGATGTCAAGGCTGGCATTTATAACCAGCCGTTTTTTATGGCCCATGCCGGCCAAGCTATTCGTGCTGTGACGGATTTGGGCCAGGATAAGAGCACGGTGCCGGGTCGGCATCCTGCTGATTTTATGCTTGTTGAGATTGGCGAGTTTGAAGATACTACGGGCGTGATGACGTCGCATCATATTAGCAAGCCTCTTGGCTTGGTTGCGGCGTTCTTGCCAGTGGTGGAAGGAGCCCCCTCGGATGTCTAATCCGTCTGTTATGTCGCACCAGTTTTCACGGGTGCCTCGCGCGGAGATTCCGCGCAGTTCTTTTGATCGGAGTCATGGCCACAAGACCGCTTTTGATAGCGGCATGCTGGTTCCGATTTTTGTCGATGAGGCGTTGCCGGGTGATACATTTAACGTGTCTATGACCGGGTTAACCCGCATGACTACGCTTCTTTCTCCTGTGATGGATAACGTATTTCTTAATACGTTTTTCTTCGCTGTTCCGATTCGTTTACTTTGGAGCAATTGGGAGAAGTTTAACGGGGAGCAGAATAATCCTACGGACAGCGTAGAGTTTACTGTTCCCACTATTACGGCTCCCGCTGGCGGTTTTGCTGTTGGCTCTATTTTCGATTACATGGGCCTTCCTGTTAATCGTGCAGGTATTCAGATCTCCGCGTTTTGGGCGCGGGCTTATAATCTGATCTATAACGACTGGTTCCGTGATCAGAATTTGCAAAATTCTGTGACAGTGAACACGGGCAATGGGCCCGATCTGTCAACGGACTATGGTTTGTTGCGGCGCGGTAAGCGCCATGATTACTTTACTAGCTCTCTGCCCTGGCCGCAGAAGGGCAGTTCTGTCAGCATTCCGCTTGGGCAGAATGCTGTTGTTAAGACGGCTAGTTCTTCGCAAGTTACAGCGGGTTGGGAGCCCTTCCGGTTCCAGCGTCGTGATGGCAATAATATGCAATCTACGGGCGTGGCGGTGTTTGTTGACGGTAGGATGAACCGTGTGGATACTGGGGCTCAGGCGAATTATGCCGACGTCGTTCCCGCTAACTTGATTGCTGATTTGAGCAGCGCGACGGCTGCGACTATCAATCAGCTTAGGCAGGCATTTCAGGTCCAGAAGCTTTATGAGCGCGATGCTCGTGGCGGCACTCGATATACTGAAATTGTGCGGTCTCATTTTGGTGTTGTGTCTCCGGATGCGCGGCTACAGCGTCCGGAATATTTGGGCGGTGGTCAGAGTCCGGTTGTGTTTCATTCTGTGGAGCAGACATCCCAAAGCGCAGCTGGCGCTCCGCTTGGTAAGTTGGCCGCTTATGGGACGTCTGTTGCTCGGGATCATGGTTTCACCAAGGGTTTCACCGAGCACTGTGTAATCATTGGTTTGGCCTGCATTCGTGCTGATTTGAATTATCAGCAGGGCATTAACCGGATGTGGTCTCGTCGCACTCGGTTCGATTATTATTGGCCTGCGCTGGCCCATATTGGCGAGCAGGCTGTTCTGTCTAAGGAAATCTATGCTGACGGCACGGCTGCGGATGAGAACGTGTTCGGATATCAAGAGCGGTTCGCGGAGTATCGCTATAAGCCGTCTCAGATTACTGGGAAGATGCGTAGCGGTGTCTCTGGTACGTTGGATGTTTGGCATTTGGCGCAGAATTTTTCCTCGCGTCCGGTGTTGAATGCTGCGTTTATTGAGGAGAACCCTCCGATCTCGCGGGTTGTTGCCGCGACTACGGAGCCTCAATTCATCGGCGACTATTATTTTAAGGTCAGGACGGCTCGGCCTATGCCTGTGTATGGCGTCCCTGGCCTTATTGATCATTTCTGAGGTCGTTTCATGTTTGGACAAGTTCTGTCCGCCATTGGCGGTTTGTCCGGGGTAGGGTCCGTTCTAGGACCCGTCCTTGGTTTTATGGGGCAAGAAGCGTCGAATGACGCGAATATAATGCTTGCTAGAGAGAATCGGCACCATGCTACTGAGTTGTCGAATACTCAGTATCAGCGTGCGGTGACCGATATGAAGGCTGCGGGGTTGAACCCCGCGCTTATGTTTAAGAATGCTGGTCCTGCGTCTACGCCTGTTACTCAGGCGGCTCAGACTCAGTCAGAGATGGGTGCGGCGGTTTCTTCCGCCGCTCAGTTGTCCAGTGCGTTTGCTACTGTGCAAAAGATTGGTGCGGAGCTTGGGCTTATTGATGCCCAGGAGAAGAATATTAAGGCTCAGACTATTACTGAGCTTGCTAAGGAGAAGAACGTCAAAGCCTTGACCGATCTTTATGGTGCGAACACGGCCAAGTCTATCATGGAGACGATTACGGAATCTAACAGGCCGTCTTTGGTTCAGGCACAGACTGGGCAGGCGCAAGCTTCTGCCTTTTCTCAATACGCCTCAGGCGGTAGAGATTTGGATGCTGCTGAAAGGACCCGTGTGGAGACGGGCCATTTGCGTGAGTTTGGGCGCGGTCAGCTTGGCGATTCTGCCAATTCGGTTGACGCGCTTATTCGTCGTTTGTTTGATGGGTTGGGCCTTGCGCCCCCCCGTAGATAGGAGAGAGAGATATGTTCACTCGTGTAGAAAGTGTTCCTTGTGATTTTGATACTGGCTCTGAGTCCATGACGAAGCAGAGTATGAAGGATGAATGCGATATCAATAACATCCTTCGCCAGTACCAGATGACTGGGATTATTAATCACCTCAATGAGGCTCAGCCTCAATATGCGGATCTTCCCGAGCCTATGGAGTATCAGGAAGCCTTGAACCAAGTTCAGGCGGCTGAAGCGGCGTTTAATAGTCTCCCTCAGGAATTGAGGGAGCGCTATGGGAATGATCCGGCGGGCCTTCTCCAGGCCCTCTCTAACCCCGCTGAGGCGGGTTTCCTGCAAGAGCAGGGTATCTTGAATGCGCCCGCCCTTGCGGGCGCTGATGCCGCTTCTAGCGGCTCTGGCGCCCAGGAATAACTTGGGCGCCGTGCACATATCCATAGGGGGCGCGAAGGCGGCCGCCCGTAAGGGTGGCAAGGCCGCCGTAGCACACCCTGTGGGTATGTGTGCGGCATTCGAAGAATGTTTGGTTTAGACCATCTTACTTGTTGCTAATGGTCTAAGTGACACCCTATAAGGGGGTCATTGAAAGGGGGTGATAGTTATGAAGCGTTCTAAGATGTCCAGGGGACAGAGTAAGCGCGAATTTTCGTATAAGGCGTCCCGTACCCATATGAAGAACCTTAGTCCCGGCCCTATGCGGGGCGGTATTAGGTTGTAAGGGTGCCTCGGGGATGCCGTGTTATTGTCCACTTGATGCATGGCCCGCCGTGCCACCAGCGCGGGGGGTCGTGTTCTCGCCAAGAGCCAGCTACGCTGGTGCGCAGGCTATTGCGTTACCATGTGGTAGATGCATCGGGTGTAGATTGGCGCGGGCGTCACAATGGGCGACCCGGATCGCCCATGAAGCCTCCCTTTATTCCCACAATTCTTTTTTAACTCTTACTTATTCTGATGCCTATTTGCCTTCCGATCAGAGTATTTCTGTTCGTGATTTACAGTTATTTATGAAGAGACTCAGGAAGCATTTTGAACCTGCTAAGATAAGGTTCGTGGGCTGTGGGGAATATGGGAGTATTAATAGGCGCCCGCATTATCATGTGATTTTGTTTAATCAGGGATTTGCCCAGGATCGCCATCCATGGCGTAAGTCTAAGACTGGGCATGTTTTGTACCGTTCTCCTACGCTTGAAAAGCTTTGGCCGTATGGCAATTCGGAGATCGGTACCGTCACCGCCCAGAGCGGTGGTTATGTCGCTAGGTATACTCTCAAGAAGATGTTTGGCGACAGTGAAGTTTCACGCGCGGCCTATAAGCGGCAGCGCGTCAACGAAGAGACCGGAGAGGTCGAAGAGTGGAGTGTGGCGCGTGAATTTTTTATATCTAGCCGTCGTCCGGGCATTGGCGCGGCTTGGTATGAGAGGTTTAAGGCTGATGCCTTCCCTTCGGGTT